TAGCATTTTTAATATAATCTTTATCTCTATCTCTTAAAAAATCTTTGTCTTCTACAAAAAACATTGTTCACTCCTATTTAAATTTACAACTTGCCATTATTTCAGTTAAACAAGCGACCATATTTATCTCTTGGTCAGCAACGAAGGCTGCCTTGTATTGATAACCAGCAATAATTAATATTGCTTGTGGCACAGATTTACTATCTAAACTCTCATACAAAACGTCATATAAAGACCTAAACAAGTGTGATGGCTCTTTATCTAAGTTTTGTACAACCCATTTTCTCATATCATTAAAACGTTTTTCTTTTAACGTCTTAATTAATTCTTTATGATTTACCTCAGATAAACTAAACAGAATACCACTATCAATCTTACCTCTCACGGCATATCTTTGAAGTTCATTAATAGTTCTTCTAAAATCTGGATAATATTTTTGTATTAGTTCAGCTAAAACTTTTTTATCAAAACCTATTTGTTCATCTTTCAATACAGTTTCTAATCTTTTAAGTAAAGCAGTTGCCGTTTTAACTCTTTGACCATTAGTTATTCTAAAATCAATAACTGTACAACGACTATGTAAAGCAGGTATGATTTTGTTCTTATAATTACATGTAAAAATAAATCTACAATTATTATAAAAAGTCTCTATAAAGTTTCTTAAAGCAGGTTGAACACTATCAGCGTTCATGTAATCAGCCTCGTCTATAATAACAACTTTATGAGGTGCGTCTTCGGTTAATGATACAGTTGACGCAAAATTCTTTATTTTACTTCTTAATGTATCTATTTGTCTGCCTTCATCTGACCCATTTATTATAATGTAATCAGCACCTAACTCTTCACACAAAGCACGAGCAACAGTAGTTTTACCTGTGCCTGCCGTACCTGATAGAAGTAAATTAGGTATTTCTTTTTTTTCTAAAAACTTTGTAAATGTATCTTTTAATTCTTGTGTAAGAATACAATCACTAATTTTTTTAGGTCTATATTTTTCAACCCATAAAAAATCACTCATAATATAATATACTCCTCAATTTAATTCAACCCAATTGTAAACTGGATCTTTTTCCATAGTATCATAAATGTTAGGATTAGTCAATAGTGTGTGGCGATATTGTGTCCACTTAATACCTACTCCCCAACCTAAACGTTTCATAATTTCTTTTTTAGTTATACTTCCTTCTTTTTTTATCCAACTAATTATCTCTTTTAATTTTTCACTTTTCTTAACAGTAGGTAAAGTTTTATATAACTCATTTATATAATCACTCATTTGTTCTACTTCATTTTTAAAAACTAATCTATATCTAATGTGTTGTAAACTTTCATCTGCTAACACATTTCTATTATATTCGTTATCTAAATAAAAATTTAACTTCTCTAATAACTCATCATCATTTTTAACAAAGACACCTTTGTCCCAAAGTTCTCTGTAATAGTCAGCGTCATACATTAAATACGGTACACCATTCATCATACCATCTGTTGTCGCAACAGACCAACCACCATAAGTTTGTTTAGGTGAATAACCTATATAACAATCTTGTAGTTTTTTATAATAGAAATCTTTATCGCCACTATCTGTTATAACATATTCTCTATCAGATTTATTTGCTAAAGGCACCCATACCTTAAAATCTTGTCTTTGTTCATATAACTTATCACATACTTTTAAAAATTCTTTATAGTGTTTGTATGTATCTGGTCTATGATTAAATACAATTATTTTTTCTTCGACTCTTTTTATATCATCAACAATATCTTTTTTATCAACACCTAAATGCTGTACTGTTAAAATTTTATCTAGTTGCCATATTACTTTATCACTAAAAGTTTCTCTTGCCTCTTTTAATACTAATTTCTTTTGACTCTCTGTATTTAAATAACATCTATTCATTTCTAATAAACCAACAATATTCTTTTTAAAACTATTCATATGCCAGTTTGCTACTTCTTTTAAATCAAACCAATGACAATACCCAAAAAATTTAGGAACATGATTAGTCACATTGTACAAAACATTTTTTAAATCGTAAGTATGCTCTGGTAAATGTGACATAACCAAATCAAAATCAAGCTCTTTTGAACACAACCACTTAACAACTTGTGTATCAAAATGAGCTCTCATTGTGGGAGGATGTGTAGGTAAATCCATGTACAATTGACTAACGTTGTCAAATGCTAAAGATGGCACCTCTTTAGGTAGTATTAAGTAAAACCAAAGGTCGTCTCTTATCTCATTTAATAATGTGATATGCTTTTTTATGACCTGTATATAACTATCTTTTTCTAAATCTTTACCAAATGTAATATTAGGATAGACTAAAATTCTAATAGTTTTTCTAAGTTTTACTTCATCATCAAAGTATAAACTCATTATTAAAATTCTGAATCAGGCTCTAACGCTATCCAATATTGTATTGATTTATTTCTATTAACAAAGTGTGATATTTTTTGTTGAGAAATAGCAACATCATAATCATCAACAACTTGTTTAAAGTTTTCTGTTTTAAAGAAAGCAGTAAAAGTCTTATCAGTTTCGCCAACAGATATTGAATAATCGTTTGATGATTTATTCTTTTTATCAGTAGCAACTAATGTAATTTTACTACCATCACCTTTTACAGCAATGTCTGGTAAATTAAGTGTTGTAGCACCTTTCATTAACTGAGTAAACACATCTTTTTTCAAAGTAAATGTAACATGTTTATCTGGCATGTTAATACTCTTTTTAGGCGCAACTATAACTGATTTATCAGCAAAGAAATATTTTACTGATTGATTGCCACTTTCAATCTTAACATTTGATCCACCATTAAATTTTAGTTGTGGTTTATCAAACAATTCAACTGATCTTAAAAATTCAGGTAAATCATAGATAGCAAATTCACTATCAAACTTTTCTGTTATTTCAGCCTCGGCTAAAATATTTTTCATTGTAGAAATAGTCTGTACTGTATTACCTGGTTTAATCAATATATTTTGATTAATGTCTGAAAAGTTTTTTAGTACAGATATTGTATCTGAGCTTATATTCATTTCACATTCTCCTTATCATAATTTAATAATAAAATAACATAGTGTACCGCCTTCAATAAATCAGCACGGTTGTGTCCCTTCTTTTTGCCATATCTACACAAATATTTAATTGCGTTAGCATGACAGAAATCTTTACCGATATTTAGTGTCTTTAGTAAATCTAAAACTTGAAAACCTTTTTGGTCACTTGAATAGTGTTGACCATAAGTTGATTTAATATAACCACCAATCTCTTTTAAGATTTTATCTTCATTGTATTTCATAATCTAATAATATATCACAGGTCATAATAAAAGTCAATGCTGGTTAGGCAATGTCATTAAAGTTAAACCAAAAGTTTGTTTTGATAGCACCTTTTGATTTAGTCATACCAGCACTACCTATGCCTGTATCGGTCATAGTTAAGTCTGATTGTGATAATATTTCTGTTCCGATTGATAATGTAACTGTAACACTGGCTCTACCCGAAGCACCAGGTTTTGGTACCATTGTAATAGTTAATGCTTTATTTCTAATGTCTGATATAAATTTTTTCATATCAGCACTTTGTTTAGATGAAATAACTCTCATCTTTTTACCTTCACCTATAGCAGCATAAAAATCATCTTCTCCGTCCATACCGATTTGTTTAATTAAATTACTATTAATTTTTTGTTTGTTCTTTTTGTAGATAGCATTAAACTCATCTACTATAATTTTAGCTGTATTGATTTGTGATTCTTTTGAAACTTTACGACCATAATCTTTGTATTTTTTAAACTTCTTTTTTTCTGTAGCATTTAAAGTTTTCTTTGCTAGAAACTCTATCGCTTCTGCTTTACTCATGCCATCTGATACGGCAGCCTTTACCATACTGTCAAAGATAATAGTCTGAGACTTCTCTAATGCTTTTGAAGTAAAATTTTTATCACCTGTTAAACCAGAAAAGAAACTTATTAAAGTATTGTTGGCTAAATTAATTCTACTTTTTTGATATGCTTTTAATGAAGCGGCTATCTCTGCCACTATTTCATTCTTTGATTTTTTTCTGGCTCTTAATATAATATCTGCTTTACCAGCACCTTTTAAACTATCACCTGTTAATGTAATATCAAATTGTGTAACTTTTAAATCTGCTGTTTCAGTTAACATGTCAGAAAATATCTTATCTGCCATTGCCTTACCAGCGTCTTCCATTCTTTTAATTTCAGATGATAAAGATTTAAAGTTAGATAATGTTTTTAATTTATTGTTTACAAAACTTTGTCTAACTTTATTAAGTGAAGCACTTGTAGAAGAACTTGGCAGTTTTAAATCTCTACTCTCAATTAACTTTGCCAACTCTACTCCACAAACATACTCTGAATAATATCCTAGTCTGGATTTACTATCTTGTCCTACTTCGTTTGCTTCAGTCAAGCCTGTGCTTATTTTCATAGTAATTGTTTGACCAAAACCTAATTTAGAAGCAATGGCTCTAAATGCTGATTTAAAAGCATTAACTACTTTACTAAAAGCACCTCTAATAAAAGATATGAAACCACTAAATAAACTTTCTTCTAACTCGGTTAGTCTATCAAATTTTCTGTTTTTTAAATGTTGCTTGAACGAATCCATAGCAATATTTATATGATTTAAAACTGGTCATTAAAATCAAACTTATCATATGTTTTAGGATCATAATTCATTATGATTACCTCTTTACCTTTTTCTGTATTAGTAGATTTTGAGCTGTTTTGTTTGTTAAATTTTCTAGTTTCCCAATGATAATATCTCTTAGAATACAAGTCATTTAGACCGTCAAAGTCATAGTAAGATAATATAAACTTACCTTTTATTTTTTTCAATAATTTAGATAGTCTATTGTGTTCTACTTGTGGAAAAAGTTTTGTATAGTAAGATTCTTTTTTGAAATATGGTGGGTCTATATAAAAGAACGTATCAGGTGAATCATGTTCTAATATACAGTTTTGATATGATTGATGTTGTATATCAGTAATAGTTTGTAATTTATATTGCCATCTAGGATGTGCTACTTTTTCAAAGAATTGTGTATATTTAGATTTGTATTTACCTTTTAAATCTACAAACTTAGCCTTATCTATTGTTAATCCACTAAATGTATTTAACTCTATGTAGATATATTTGGCTGCTGTTTCAACATCACCTAATTCAATATCATATTTTAATGGCACTAACTCAGATTTAAATTGTTCAAATAAATCTTTATTTTGTGTTTCATGTTTTTGTAATTCTTTTAAGAAAGGATTAAATTTGTTTCTAGCACAATAAAAAACATTTGCTAGATAAACATTGTAATCATTATAAACGTTTTTATTAAACTCTATACCATTTTGAAAGTATACCCAAAACGCACCGCCAAATGGCTCAACATATTTTTTTGCTGTAGGTATGTAAGAACCTATCCATTTTGCTTGAAATTTTTTGCCACCTAGAT